CCGGGATTGAAGTCAATGACAACTCCACCGTCGTCCTCATCAGCGATGACAACCGCCTCTGGATTGACCACGCCGATAGTCAGGCCACCCTCTGTCATTTCATCTTCATCCATAGCTCACCTAGTAAAACTTGTTTTTTGGACGGGGCAACCACTCCCCCGGCTCTTCTTCAAAATCAGAATGCAGACTTAGAAACCCACCCTGCCTAAATCTCATCAGCGCCAAGGTCGTGCAGTCCACAAGGTCGTCATGCGCTCCATTAGGGAACGCCGCGCATTGCTCAACCACTTCTTCAGCCCAGCGAGTAGCTGGATGCCAGACAATACCATTCGCGAAGATGTCAGTGATTGAATTAACCCGTGACAGCTTGTCTTGACCGCGACTCGGAGTGTAATCACTGACAGGAATACCTGAAGCGCGCAGTTCCTGTATAAGCGGGAGACCCGCTGCTTTAGCTTCGATAAGATATCCATCGGGTTCATAAGCATAATATAACTCCAGCGCACGTTTCTTTAGCTCCGGGAACTCCAGTTTTTCGTTCACTGAGTCCAAGAGAATGATGTTCGGTACGTTCTTTCCATCCTCATTTGGATGCTGGAACACACCCCAAGTGGTGATAGCAGAATAGTCCGACCTCGCGTTCTTTGTGTGCGCTGTGTCAATCGACTGGATAATGTATTCGCACGGCGGTGGTCCGCCCTTTCGCCATTCCCTCCAGTACTCCCGCTTGATTAGCGCGCCCTCTTCAGACGTGGGCTTCTGCTGATACTGAGCAGACCATTTTGAAATCGGCAGTTCAGCCTTCAGGGCCGTCAGTTCTTCCTTGGACCAGAAGTCCGGCCAAAGCGGCTCGCCATCGTCGTACAGCGCAGGAAGTTCAATCACTTCCCATTTGTCTGACCCCTTACGCTCTTCGGAAGATTGCAGTATCTGTCCGGTAAGGTCTAGCTCATGCCAACGTGTCATCACTATTATGATGGCACCTCCCGGCTGAAGACGCTGCCGAGGGCCGGATGCATACCATTCGTATACGCTATCGAAGTAGTCCAGTGACGGACTTATACCGGCTGTTTCTGAGTGGGGGTCGTCAATAATCAAAAGGTCTGCGCCGCGACCAGTCATCGCGCCGCCGACACCGACAGCAAAATATTCACCGCCGCCGGATACATCCCATCGTCCTGCTGCCTTGGAGTCCGCTCTCAAGGAGACGCTGGGGAAAACGGTCTTGAATGCTTCGGTGTCGATAAGGTTACGAACCTTTCGACCGAACCTCACCGAAAAGTCTGCGGTGTGCGTGGCCGCAATAATTTTCTTGGTGGGGTCTCGCCCAAGCATCCAAGCCGGAAGGAGCCATGAGGTAAGCTCTGACTTACCGTGGCGAGGAGCGATGTTGATGATGATACGCTTCAACTCACCATCGGCTACCTTCTGGAACTTCTCAGCCATGATGCGGTGGTGTGGCCCTTCGATGAAGGCTGGCCATACCAGTTTCACAAAGTCCAAAAAGCTACCGCGCGAGTCCTCGACACGCTTCGCCTCATGCCACTGACCAAGGGCTTTCGTGATTGCCTCGTAGTGTTCGGCGGGTAGCTTATCTAAATTTTTGAGTAGTTCTTGTGCGGATGCGTCCATTGTCACCGATGTGGCCTAATAATCCACACCTACAAAATAACACGCATAGTCGGTTAAGCGCCTATATTTATGACTTATGTCCACCGGGCAATGACGCCAATCACGGAATGATATATCATCCATGCGAGGCAGACCATGCAGGCAAGGCGTATCACGTTGTCCATGAATGGGTCTTTTGCCGGGTCTTTCTCCATCCAGCACGTCAGGATGGACTTAATCATGCTCACCGCCGCTACCCCTTCCCAAGCCGCCAAAGTATTGTGGCCTGCGCTTGGCAGTTTCAAATGTAGCCAGCGTGATGAAAATCCCAGCCAGCAGAAGCGCGTGAACAAGCGCGCTGATGCCAAACACCACCACCGAACCAACCGACATTGAGAATATTATGCACCACATCCACGCAAGGATTTGCATGACAAGGTGGCGGGTGTTCGTGTCAGGGATGTGCCTCAACGGATTGAGGTTGCTATCCATGATGCCATGCCAAGTTCTAGATATAAAGCCCGTCACCTGTCGTCACCCGAACCGGACAGAGTACCGTTCTGCTTGCGAAGCCGCAGCTTCTCCACGTTGGCTATGGCAACGGACTCAAGGCGCAGGTCAAGGTCGGACGCAATCTGAGCGATATACCAAAGGACATCGCCCAGTTCTTTGCGGATGTTCATCCGGTCAAACTCGTCGAACTCCCCGCCCTTGTCGCGGATGACCTTCTTGACCTTCTCTGCAACCTCTCCGCACTCACCGCACAGGCCAAGGGCCGGGTACAGGATGGATTGCTCACGCGGGTAGATAGCTGTCTCGCGAGCCTTCTGCTGATATTCCTGAAAGTCCATGACTAGCCCTCCGTTGACCAGTGGTCATGGAGGCGGTCAGTCAAGTCTTTCAAGGACTCCAACTTCTCCAGCTTCTCCAACTCGCCGATGACAGTCTCGACAATATCCCCATGCTCGCCAATGCCCACGGGGTTGTCGCAAATCATCATAATGTTTTTGATGTGGACACGGGCGTCAGCTTCCATCTTCGCACCGATGACCTCCATCATCTCGGTCTTGTTACTCATGCGGTCCTCCTACACCAAAAGCTCTGGCAATGCTATTAGCACAGCCTTGGAAAGATTGCTATCACCTCCAAGTGTGATGCGCCCTTCTTTGATTTTCTCTCTCGCCTTCTCCTTCAAGACCGCAAGCGGTAGAAGGACACATCTCAGGTCAAGCTCATTCGGCCCGTATATGAAGACCCAGTAGATGGCTTCAGATGTCGAGATGCCGGAAGGCTTTCCCCTACACTCGAACTCGACAAACACATTGCCGGTAGTGTGTGCCTTGAAGTCTCGTTTGACCTCAATGCAATCCCCCGTCAACAAACCGCCGAACCATTTCTCCGCGTCTTGTCCACGCTTCAAGTCCCATCGGAAGTCGGAATTGTACTCCATTACTCGTCATACGCCTCTTGTAGCCATTGCAAGTAAACGATTGCTTTCTCAACATCCTGCTTCCCATTCTTGTATGGATGACGCCAGACGTACTTCAACGCGTTGCCGGTGCAGTAATTGCGAAAACCCTCCGGGCCAAGGGCGGCTCGGATAGCGTCGATGCACTCTATGCCTGACTGATTATAATGTGATGGGTGGTTGACCAAATCATCCGAAGAAGTTTCGGGCTGCGACCTCGTCAACTTGCTCTTGGCTTCTTCTTCTTCGAGCTTCATCCGGGTCTTCATGTACTCTTCGTGACGCATACTGTTCCCGGTATTTGACATGACAATCTTCCCCCCATCTACCACCGTGGTGGACGAAGTCTCCCGTCGCGAGCGCGACCCAGTCGTTATCACGGGCTTGGAACCGTCCTCCGCAACCCGCGCATGTAAGCCACTGGGTGGCTGTGCTAACCGTCGGGTCATTCTTACGAGTCCTGCGCCTGTTCCGTGATGGAGTCACCTCTATTTCCCCTTACAGCCGTCTCTGCCCCCATCAAGAACAGGAACCAAGCCACTTCATCCTCTGGAATGTCAAAGGCCGCTAGGTTTGCCACCGCAGCCTTGAACCATTCCACCATCTTTTCCTCATGGAAGTCGATTTCGCCTTGTTCGTCTTCCCATATAAGCCGCTGAATAGGACCGCCCTCCGAGTTGGGTGGAAGGAAACTCGGAAAGCGGCCCCTTCTCACAGCGCGAATGGTGACCGACATCGCCAATCGACGATTGTACTGTAACCAGCAATAGTTTATTCGTCAATCGGCAAAAATGTATGACATTCAGGCTTGCTTATATTGTCTCATGCGGTACCATAATGTTCGTTTGCAGGTTTTCCTTGCGCACCTGCAAGCGTTTCCTCCCCAACTTGAGGTCGCTCATTGCCGAGCGGCCTCATTTTTTTTGAAATATAGGGTGGGGGTAGGGACTCCTACGGCCTTTTGGGAAAATAAGTGGGGTTACCTATGAGCAAAAGGGCGGCTTTTGTCAGTTTTTGGGGATTATTGGCGTGTAATAGTATGTATACGCGTGTGCGTGCGTGCGTGCGTGCGGGGGGGTGCGGGGGTGCGCGTGTGTGCGTGCGTGCGCCAGCGGGTCCACGCCCACGCGTGTGTGCGCGCGCCCACGATGCGAAGGTGTCCCGTCCGCCACGGGACCAGAATCCAATGATTTCAACTATTTACCAAACAAATCCACGACGCGCTGGTCGCCCAATGCTGCGGTAAGTGCTTGTTTCAATTCGGTTTCTGCCTGTTTTTGGGTCACGGTCGCGCTCGTCTCCACCCGTTCGGCCCCGAATGCGTCCACGCCGTCCAGCTTGCCCACAAGCTCCCACGCCCGGACCCGTGCAGCCGGGCTTTCGGCCATCGTTGCCTCGCGCAGCAGCCCTTCCTGCACGCGCTGGCGCAGCGAGACCCCCTGCGTGCGGTGCTGGGCCATCTTGGCGTCGTTCAGGTCCTGCACCCTTTGGGCGACCTTCGGGTTGTCCAGCAGCTTGCACGCCTCGACGTGGACGGTGCTGGGCTTGGTCCCTTCGCTGACGTTGTAGGCTGACCGATACGCCGCGCTGGCGTTCCCTGCTTCGTCACCACCCGTGTATGCACGGGCGAACGCTTCCTGCTTGGCGGTGAGGCCGGTTTGTTTTTTCAGGCTCATGGCGTCAATTCCTTTCTGGTCCCAGTGTACACTCCCCCCTGTGTGAAGCGCCATTATTCCCCCGCCGCTTTGCGGCTCAGACCCCAGTAAAAAAATTTTATACTTTTTTTGCATCGACCCCTTGCAATGTTCTGGTCAATGATTATTTGACCACTTGACCTTCGGGTTGGGCCTTCGGGCCTCAGGGGCCACCCGTGGCCTCTCGCTATTTGACATTGTTCATACCGGCACCGCTTCGGCGGTGACCCCCGCACCCCGCTAGGACGACGGCAGTCGGACCCGGCGCGGCCTAAGGCTATGCACTGGCATGGCCATTCCGCGCCCCCGATACTCCCCGCTCCCGGCTGGCTGCTGGCTCCGGTCGCTATTTCTCATCGTTCATCAAACTACACATTGCTTTCACCAGCACACTGTCACTAGACCCCTCGGAATCGGTCCCTGTCGTTACGGCACGTTAGACCCCCCGGAACCGGTCACTGTTCAGGTGCGGCGTCAGACCTCCCGGAACCGG